GTCGCCCTGCCCGTAGCGGCTGCCAGAGGGCATGTTGGCAGCCATGTAGATGGCGTACGCCGCCATGACCGCCACGACGACCCAATACACGACCGCTGCCGCACCCTCGGCGTAGGGGATCGGGTACACACGGACATCGGTGCCAGCGTCGATCCACGTCTCCGCCCAAGCATTGGCCGGAACAGGCGCACCATCCACCTCGATCTCGATGGGGTGCGGGCCGTCGACCTGGTAGCTCGGGACATTACCGCGCAGCCAGCCATCGACCGTTGTTCGGCCGTGACGGTGCGTTTCCAGCGCGTCGCCGGGCAGCCGTGAGGGATAGATCCGGATCACGCGTAGTACTCCACCCTGTTGAAGCGGCGCTCGAAGCGGGAGACGGGAATCACGGTGACGTTGTGCGTCTCGTTGCACTCCAGCGCCGACATGCGCCCATCGGCCATCACCAGCACCGCCACGTGCGTGACCATGCTCCCCTCGTAGCAGAACGCCACAGCGCCCTCGACCAAGTCGCTGCCGGCCTGTTGTACGGTCGCGGCGCGCGCAAGATCGGGCAGCTCCTCGCGCGTGGCGCCGACATGTTCATCCCACAGCGGCAGGCCCAGGTCGCGACGCACTTCGTTGACCACGCCGTAACAGTCCAGTTCGGGGAACTGCCGGCCGCCACTGACCCAGACCACGTCCAGGTACTTTTCCAGATCGATGCTCATGAGATGTATCGCAGCCCCGGGTGTTTTGTGAGGTTGAAACGGTCGCGCGGCCACGCCGTGTCGAGGATGTTCATGAAGCCGGCGGTGATCTGGACCTCAGTGGCAGACCACTGCCCGCCCTTGACCACCATCGACAACGGCTTCTTGACCGGTGCCAGCATGTCGTTGTTGAGATACACCCGTAGGGTGACCAGCATCTCCAGCCGCGCTGCGAGCGCGGCCCGGATCTCAGTGCTCACCGCCCCATCGATGTTGCTCAGCGCGAAGCGCAGATCCTGCGCGCCATCGGCATTGCGTGCGGGCTTGGCGACGTCCATTGCGCAGGCGGTGAACCTGATGTCCTGCCCCGTCTCCAGTCGAGCGGTGATGTCGTCCCACCCTTTGACCAGGTAGTGCGTCTTTGCGCCCACCGAGATGGCCAACGTCTCGAGCTCGACTTCCCTGCCACCGGACGCATACAGTCTTTCCAGGATCGTCACGGCCGGGGCCACTCCCTATTGGATGCAAGGTCGACAATCCAGGAGTTCTGGATCGCGTCGGGGTAGGCGGTTGAACCGTCAGCCAGCAGCGGCCGGCGGAACAGCTCCAAGGTGGCGCTGATCTGCCAGAAGTCGCCCTCGACGAGCACGGGGCCGTCGTAGAAGTCCTCAGTGAACTTGGAACGGTAGTAGTCCACCCCGATGGGTGTTTTCAGCTTGCACAAGAACCATGCGGCGCCGTCCGACAGGTCTTCCTGAACCCACTTCTCGAACAGGGCCGCCTGAACATCGGTAAGCAGCCAGGTCAGACCGACACGGCTTGGCGTGTTCGTGGCTTTCCTTCGGTTGATCGTTGCGCCGCTGACGAACCGCGACGTCACCAGCGGCGATTCGGGCTTGAACCCGTAACCGGCGCGCAGCGGCATCGGCAGCCACGGCGGATAGGGGACTGCTGCTGCCATGAGGGACCTCAGTTGAATTGCGTCGAGTTATCGGACGCGGCGTTGAACGGTGTTCCCATTGCGAAGGCCCTTGGCGACCCGGCCCTGCCCGGTGGCCATCTCCGTCGCCACGCGGTCGTAGGTCTGGGTCATGCCGCGGCGCACGGCGGTTTCGACCAGTTGCAGGGTGCGAGCATCTGGATCACCGTTGATGTGGATCTGCGGCGAATAGGTGTTGCCGCCAGAGCCGCTCCCTGCCGCACCACCGCCTGACGCGATCCGGTCAAGCGTTGCATCAAGCTTCGCGCTGGTCTGGTTGGTCATGACCCGCTCGCCCTTCTGCAGCAACCAGGTGCCGTCCTGTGGCACCGAGTCGATACCGTCGTGCGCCATCCCAGCCAGTGCCATCGCGGAGATCGAAGCCACGTAGCTCTGCGATATACCCGCAGCTGCAGCTGCCGCCGCCGGCGCCATGGTCGGGCCGACAACAGGAATTGCAGCTGTCGAGGCGTATGCAGCCAGCTGAGCCTGAAGCGCCGTCGCCTGAGCGTTGGCGATCAGGCCGGTGGCCGCCGCGGCCTGCGCCGTGCGGCCAGTCACCAGCTGAACGGCCTGGTAGACCAGCCATTGGGCCGCCATCTTCTCGAGCGCTCCGACCACAGCATTGCCCATCGCCACGGCGATGTTGGAGATGGAGTCGCCGAGCGACTGGTTTCCCCTGATCATCGCGTCGAACTGCGTGGCTAGGCTGTTCGTCGTGGTGTCCAGCAAGCCGCTCACGGCGTCCTGGGCCTGCTGGTTGTAGTTCACCGCGTCAAAGGCATAGTTCTGCCACGCGACCTGCGCGCCTACACGCCAGTCACCCAGCATCGCCATGCGCTGCTCCTGGAAAGCGCGCTCCTTTTCGAGCTCTTGATTGCGGAACCGATCTGCGTTGGCCGCGAGCAGGTCCCACGTTTCCTTGTCCTTCGCTACGTCGCGGCTACCGATCCGCTTCAGCTCTTCCTGGTACTCGCGCTGTATATCCAATTGCCGGCGTAGCATCGCCACCGCGTCAGACCCACCTCCCATGGCCATCAGATCCAGCTCGTTCGAACGGCTCCGATTGCTTCCGGCCTGCGCGAAGATCGCCTGCTGTCGCGCCAGTGCTTCCGCTGCTTCCCGCTCCTTCGTGAACGCGACCGCCTTCTGTCCAGACGTGACAAGTTCGTCCTTCGCCGCCACCAACAGCGCCCTGGTGGAAGCCGTCATGGTGTTCTTCCCCTTGGCGAGAAGTTGCTCGATTGCCATCGCCTGGCGCTCGCTCTCCGTCACCCTGACGCCGGTATCTGCCAGCTGCTTGTTGGCCTCGATCTGCCGAAGAGTGTTTGCAAGCACCGTCTGAGCCGAAGTTTCGTCCCCGTTCTTCTTGGCTACACCGTCCCGCTTGTTGAACTGCTTGTCGATGTCCGCATCCGAGCGGGCCATCAGCCGCTGCATGGAGCCGTTAAAGTGCCGCTCGTCGTTGTCAGCAAGCCTGTTGTACATCTCGATGATCTTGTTGCGAGCCAGGAGCTTGGATGCTTCCCGGTCCAGCCCTGCGAGGCGCCCCTTCAACGCCTCGTCAGCTGCGGTGCGCTCCCGGCTCATCTCGCGTTCGACGGCTACCACGTCCTTGTCGTGTTGGCTGATCTGCCCGAGGATCTTGGCACCGTCGTCTAGCTCCTGCTTCCACTGACTGAGCTGGTCGATGCGCTTCTGCGTCTCCTGAACACCGGCATTGCCTCGGCGGGCATCCCCGGGGATGGGGCTGCGCTGCAGGGTCTGGAAGAACGCCAGATCATCATTCAGCCGCCCGATCTGGCTGTCCAGATCGTTGCGGCCGATAGACTTGATCTCCTGCATGGTGCCCCGGAAGGCTGCCAGCGCGCCCTTCCATGCGCGCTCCACCACACCAGCGCTCTCGGCCATGTTCTGAGCACGCTCGCTCATCACGTGCTCGAACTGCTCCAGGGCAGCCTGTGTTGCGGCATAGTCCCCCCGCTGTTCCCGGACCGCCTCGATGTGGCGGTAAACCTCCGGTGTCAGGAAGTTGTAGCGGTCGTTCAGCTTCACCAGTGCGTCAGCACCGCCAGTGGCCAGCGCCTCGATCTCGTTGACCGTGCTGCTGATGGAGCTGCCGGTAAGCGCTGAGAGATTCATTGCCGACGATGCAATCATCTCTAACGCCTGCCCGCTGGCGCGCCCCTCGGACACCAGCATGCTGATCGCCGCGGTGGCGTCCGTATAGTTGCCGGTGGCCCTTCCCAGCTCGGTCCGCATGTTCATCAGCTGGCCGGTCGTAAAGCCGTTAGCGTTGCCGGTCGCGGTCACGATTCCCTCCAGCTGCCGCATCTCCATGTAGCCCTTGGCGGCGACCACGCCAAGAGCTGCAATACCAGCGACCGTGCCGCCCACCGCCAACCCCGTGGCCGTCAGCACGCCGCTGAGCGCACCGGTCCGGGCTGTGAGGGAGGCGATTGAGGATTGCGCCTGGCCGATGTCGCCCGTCGCCAGAGCACGCATCAGTGCGACCACCGACTGCTGTGTCTCGATCGACTGCAGGTTGAGCTGGCCCAGCTGGCCGGTCAGCGTCCCAGTGCCTTGCGCGGCGGCCAGCGTCTTCGTACGGGTGGTCTCCAGCTGCGTCTGGTACTGCTGGAATACCTGCGGCTTCAGCAGACCGAGATCCCGGGCCTTGGCCAACCGGTCCTCTTGCTCCGCCAGCCGGTTCAGCGCGGCCACGGTAGGGTCGATTTGCCCTAGAAGCTTCTTCAGGTTCAGCTCCTGCGCCTGTGCTGCACGCGCCGCTTCCTTTGCCTGCTGCGCCGTGCGCGCCTCTGCCTGCTGAAGTGCATTCGCCCTGGCAACCATGCGCTCCTGCCCGGTGCCGGCGTTGGCCATGACGGCCACGCGCGAGTTGAGAGCGGAGGTGCTTTCCCGAGCCGCCTCGGCCAGAGCCCGCTCAGACAGGTTCGCCCCGCGCATGCTCTCGGCATAGGAAACAGCCTGCTGGGCGATGGAGCGGAAGCGCGCCTCCTGCGCGGCGATGTCCTGCTCCAGCTGCCGGCTCGCGGTGGCTACCTGCTTTTCCGTTGCCACCGCATCCTTGCCGGCCGCGCTGTAGGCCTGCAACGAGGATGCAGCGCCGGACAGTCGGCCTTCCAGCCCGCCCAGCATGGCGAGCACCTCGCCCTGCGTCCTGTTGAGCGTCTGCAGCTCGTTCACGACGCTGGTGGTGCCGATACCGATGCGGTCCAGGGCACCGCCCAGGCGGTCGCCCAAGGCGCGCGAAGACTGCTCCACCGACCGCGACATCGACTGATATTCCTTCTCCAGCCGAGCAGCGGCGTTGCCAGTCTTCTCGGCCGCAGCGGCGTTTTCATCCAGGGCCTTGGTGCCTTCGACCAGCCCGCTGCTGTCGACCTTGTAGCCAAGCTCGGCAATATCAGTCATGTCACCTGTTTCCCTTGTTCGCTTCGAGCGCACGGGCCCGTGCAGCGGCCTGGTCTTCCCGCACTGCAGTGAGGTAGCGATCGTCCATCGCCATCAACATCTCGACCTCTTCCCGAAGCAGGTCGTACATCAGCAGCCGTTGCCATTCGCCGACGTCAGCAAAGGTCAACGGCTCCGGGCCGCTGCGCCTGCGGGGGCACAGCTCCCAGAACCAGTCCCACACGTGTTCCCCTTCCTCGGGGACCTCGACATCGGGGGATTCCTCACCAAACCGCGCGTTGCGCTGCCGGCGGGTCTCCCCTCTTTCGTCCGGGACGTCGTATCGCGCCGTCAGGTAGACGGCATCAGCCAGCCGCTTCGTCAGCGCTGCGAAAGAACTCGGCGCGGTCGCCCAGCGCGACATCGACCTGCTCGCTCACCCACGGCAGCTCCTTGAAAAGCTGCCGGAGGGTCTTCTCGCTGAACTCGGGCTTCTGCCCATGGAAGGTCAGGTCGCCCTCCCAGCTCCAACCACCAACAGAGGCCACCAGCAGGTCCATCCGGCCGGCCTCCAACTTCTCGGCGGTGATCTTGCCACGGCTCAGCATCCGCTCGTTGGTGGCCTTGCGAGACGCCGCCCGGACCTGGGCGTGGCTATCGGGGAGTACGGTCAACACCAGGCCGACCGGCTCATCGGTGGCGGGGTGCTTGATTTCAATGCCGCGCTCGGCGGCGACGATGCTGCTCAATTCGGTCATGGCTTTGATCCTTGATTTCGATCCGGAAGAAGAGCCCGTGGGAAGCCGGCTGGATCAGATCCGGCTTGTCAGGCGGCCGCCCTATCCCACGGGTGTGCGGTTACGGGGTGACGGGCGCCACGACGATGACCGGCGGCTGGTTCAGCGCGACGGTGAAGTTGTTGAGGCGGAAGTCCTCATTGCGGCCGCCCGGGACGTTCGGGCCGGCGACCAGTCCGCGCCAATATTCCAGCGTGCCGTCGGAGCGCTCGATCTTGAAAGCGTAGTTGTCCTTGACGAACGGGGAGCCGGCCGCGCGCATCGCCGTCTGACCCGGATCGGTGAGGTCTTCGGCCACTTCCACGGTAGGGTCACCGGCGTTGGTGATCCCCTTGCCCTTCAGGGACACGACGGTGTCCAGGGTGTCGTAGCTCACCACGTTGGTGTTGATGCCTCGCTCGCCCAAGCTGCCGACCTTCTTCACTTGGACGTAGGTCAGAGCTGCAAACTGCGTGGCGGTCAATTCTTCGTTCTGCGGCAGTGCGCAGATGTGCAGCTTGTCGCCGCTGTTGGTTTGTGCTTCGGGCATTGCTCTATCTCCTCGCGAGGGGCAATAAAAAACCCGCCACGCGGCGGGGTCTTGGGAACGGAAAAGGCCCGCTGGTCGGCGGGCCTGATTATCTTTTTGCAGTAGAGCAGCTGTCCTTGCTACCGGGCCCGCGTCATAGGTTCGATCTGCTTAAAAATCTTCGGAAGCAGTTCGCTTCTGGTATAGATGATGACGCCTGTCTCAGGATCCTGTCTGAGGCTCCTTGCGTATTCTGCGTCCATTTCATCCAAGAGCAGTTTGAATCTGCCACGCTCTCGAAAGCCGAGACGTTGCACGAAAGCATCGATCTCCGCCAACGCGGGCCGGTCTACAACCCCCCAATTCGGGTTGGCCAGTTGTCCAAGGATCCACTTCCGGACAGGCCAGGCACTTTCGTTGAATTCCTTGCGCCGATCCCGACCGATTGCAAGCCAATGGCCCAGCAAAAGGCCTAGAAAAAAACTCAGGACACTCCAACCCAGAGCTGACATGCCTACCCTACTTGCCCGTTGGGGCGAGCTTGGCCGAGACCAACTTCAATGCCTGGTCCCGGGTGAACCCGACCTCCACATAGGCCAAGAACTCATCCCGCACGAACCGCGCCTGTTCCCGGTTGAAGGCCTCCAGCAGGTGTCGATTCTTCCGCATCCGCTCCACGGCCTCGCGCAAGCCAGCTAGCTCGCCCTCGGTGGGAGGGGCGTCGCTACGGACCAGGTGCAGGTTGGGCGGCTTGGGACTCATGACGGGATTCTAACCCGACACGAGGCCCCGCCAGGGAATGGTCACCGGGTGCATGATCCGCTCGGGGTCCTGGATGATCGAGCTGGACCACGGCTTCCGATAGACGCGTACGCCGGCAAAGGCGCTTCCCTTGGCGAAGGCGGCGATGATCTGGTCAGTGATGGTGGTGCCCACGATGATGCCGCCGCCAGGCCGATAGCAGGCCGACAGCTGCCCGAAGCCCTGCAGCAGCGAAGGACCATCGTCGTCCATGCCGTAATTCTGCGTCTGGTTGGGAAACCACTGCAGCTCCAGCCAAGGGCCTTGGGTCGGCGGCGTAAAGCCGAGGCCGGGATAGGAGCACGGAAGGCTGAGTGACGCAGCGAACTCGCCGACGAGACCCGCGAAGGCATCATAGATGGCGGTATCGCTCATTTGATGCGTTCCTTCACGTCCTTGGCCACCGTGTCCACGATGAAGTCCCAGTTCTGCGCGGCTGAGCGCATGAAGCCCTTGCCGGCCTGTGCATAGACCCGGCCGAGGCTGTCCTCACCGTAGAAGCCGTGTTCCATGCGCAGGGCGTAGGCGGCTGTCCAGCCAGCCCACACCGACTGTCCGAGCTCGATGCCGGAGAACACCAGCGTCGGGTCACCGCCGGCGCCGTCGGGCGGACCAGCGGTTGAAGCGACTGCAGAGTTACGTAGAAAGCCTGTGGCCACGGGCATCTTGCCGCCCTCGCCTTCCGGCGTACTGGCGTCTTCCATTACGGCCTGCGCCGACTCTCGGAAGATCGCCAGCTGCCGCTGCTTGGCCTTCTCGGAGAAGGCCTTCACCTGATCACCGAACCTGCTGGCCACGCAGCACCTCCGCCGTCATGTCGATTCGATACTGCTTCATGCAGCGGCAGCCGATGGTTTCTTCTGGTCCGGCACCGAGCGAACTGTCGCCGGGGTAGTTCATTTGCGCGCCACTGGACGTCACGAATGGCACGCCGAACCGCCGCCGCTGGCCGTTCATCGCCGCGTGACTGTGGCGCGTCTGGCGGTCACTGGTGGCCGACCAAGTGCAGGTGACGTTCTCAGGAGCAAGCTTTCCAGCCTCGATCTGCTGCCGGTAGGCCTCTTCTCTGCCCGCGTTGAGCGAGGCGATGGACTCCGTCCTGGCGATCATCTCGCCGCGCAGAGCAAGCAGGCGGTCGGCGTATCGTCCGGCGATCTTGTCGATGTCCGCCTGCGACACCGGCTTCCCTGCCGCAAGGGCGCGTTTCACTATCCCGTCCAGGCGCTTGTCGCGCCGCTGGCGGTCAAAGTACGCGGCCATGAGCTTGGGATCGCCGCTTGCCAGCTGCGCGCGCATGTTGCTGACGAACTGCCCCTGCTGCCCGGTGAGCCCGACCACACCACCCGAACGCCGGCCGGTCTCTCCGACCCTGCCCACTATATCCAGCGCTGTTTGACGCGGGTTTCGGCCGGCGATCATCCCCTGCTGCAGCACACCGCGGATCACCTGCCGCTGGCTCTCGATGATCTCGGTGACCAGTCGCGACGAGTTGGTGGCCAGCCACCGCTCAGCCGCCGGGTTGCGCAGATCGAAGCTGGCGCGCAGCACTGGGGACGGCGATCGCGGCCGGTAGCTGCCTGTGATTGCCGGATCCAGCGACAGCCGGACCGGCGGGATTTCCTGGACGCCCGCGCCAGCACCAGCGACGAATGCAGCGCGCACCGCTTCGGCCAGCGGCGAAAACCGTGCGGCATCCATGCCCAGCGCCGTAAGCACCTGCTCCACGCGGCCAGTGCGTAGCAGCTCGGCAACAGCCTGCACTGCGGTGTCGTTCCGCGCAGCGACTATGGCCTGCACGAACGCCTTGCGCAGCTCCGGTTCCAAGCGGCGAGCTAGCAGTTCCAGTTCTCGGGAGGTCAGCTTGGCCATCAGCGTCGGGCATGAAACTCGTAGAGAAGGACCTGTCCACCGGGAGAGAGCGGCTGCAGGTCAATGAAGTTGTAGGGCACGCCCCCCAGCAGGATCCGGTCGTTGGTCATCGGTTCGATGTCGATGGCCGTGGAGATCAGCCCCAGCTTGTCGCCCTTCAGCACCAGCGTGGCGTCGCGGTTGGTGAGGCTGTACTCCAGGTCCACCACCGTGCAGACGTGGCTGGTGGGCTGGCCTGGCTGAGGATTGTGTGGCGGCCCGGTCGGTGCGCCAGCGCGCTCCAGCTGGCTGCTGTAGCCGAAGCGAGCCATCAGCCGCTCGGCCGTGGCCTGCATGCGGTCGTAGAAGGCGCTCATACGACGCGCACCGCGGGCATCAACGCCGGCGTCCGCAGCAGCGGCGCCAGAATCCCATCGATCAAGGGCACCTGCGGCCTGTTCGGCGGCTGATCGCCCACCACCGCCTCCGCATAAGCAACCTCGATGGGTCCGACCTTCTCCTTGGTCACAGCGGCGCTGGCCACGTAGTCCGGCGACAGACTGCCCGGGCTGGCCAGCTCACGTAGCGCCGCCTCGTAGGTCGCCCGCTCGACTTCATCGGGGACTTCGTCCGGTTGGATGGGGTCGCCATCGTAGTCGGTCGCACCGATGCGGGGCCACTCACTGGCCTGACCCCGCCCCGCGGAACGCACGCCGGGGAACATCGACACCCACCGACCAGTGGTCAGGAGCACCCGATACCGACCATCGATGTAGTCGGTGGCGCGTAGCAGCGCGGCGGTGCGTGCCTCATCGCTGCCGGTGGTCCATGCGGCATTGCCGCGATCGCGGTGGTAGGTGGTCGCTCCTTCCAGCGTGCCGTACATGGTCAGCCCTCGCCCTTCTTCGCCTCGGCGTCGGCGATGGCTTGCTTGAGCTTGTCGATGCCCCAGTGTCCGCCCACGCCCGGGATGTTGAGCGCCTTGGCCCTTGCCACCAGCACGCCCTTGTCTTCCGGACCATTACTGCCGCCTGCGCCAATATCAGCGGCGCCGGCCGCGCCTTCGCCGCCCGCATCGGTCGAGCTGTCCGCGCCGACCTTCTTCGCCTCGGCCTCGGCGATGGCTTCCGACCGCAGCTGCTCGATCGCGTCGGCCAGCTTGGCCTCGCGCAGGGCGTCATCCAGGCCGTTCCAGGCTTCGATGGACAGGCCGGAAGCTGCATGCGCGTGGCGAACCACGTCGCCGAGCGACACGGATACATCGCGGTCCAGGGGAATGCTTGCGGGCAGCAGGTTGGAGCCCAGCAGGCTGGGCGCCGGCGGCGCGGACGAGCTGGCATCCCCAGCGAGGGTCAGGATCCTCGCCTTGATCCAGCCCTGCACCACGGTGTTCTTCTTCAGCTGCTCCCAATTGGCGACCGCCTCTTCGACGCCCGGTGAGAGCACAGTGCCGTCAGGCAGCCCGAGCGGGCCCCTGTGGTTGTTCGTGATCTTCATGCTTCACTCCAGTGAGGCCCCGGCGATGTGCCGGGGCCGTAGGGATCAGATGCCGTCCAGGTAGACGACTTCCTTCGGCAGGCGCACGTCCAGGCCACCCAGGCGCATCACGCCCGGGATGTCCCAGCGCAGCGGACCGCTCTGCCACGCCGGCAGGAAGCGGTGCGGCATCGGTATGTGCAGCTTCAGCACCTGCGGGTCCTTGCGGTAGGCGACCAGGCGCGTGGTGCCGCCGACACCTGCGGTGTCCAAGCCACGCACGCCGCGCACAGTAAGCTGCTGGCCGGTCTGCACGGTGTACAGGTTGTTGGCCAGATACCACTGCATCACGGTCATGTCGCTGTGCTCGCTCATCTTGCGAGTGGCCAGCAGGTTGAAGCGGGACCACGGCAGCAGCAGCGTGTCGGCGATGGAGGCCGTGTTGGTGCCGTTGAAGACGTTCAACAGCGCTTGGTTCAGCACCCCGACGATCAGGTTCGTGTCGGTTTCGACGGTCCAGTTGCCGGTCTGCGCGGCAACCGGGGTCACGCCCTGCGCGTTGTACAGGCCGGTGAAGCCCTTGTCGGCGTCGCCTTGCAGTGCAACGCGGTCGATCATCTCTTCCGAGGCCCGGCGAGCGGCATCGGCGTCCTCGCTCTGCAGGTTGATGCCCAGCAACTGCGCCCGGCCGATCTCTTCCCAGCCGTAGCCGTAGCCGATACCAGCGGTGTGCACGCCGGTCTGGTGCTGGGCGCGATTGGTGCCGGCCTTCGGGATGTCGTCCGCGTTGCCGTTGATCCAGCCGGCCTTGCCGTACTGGTCGGAAGAGAAGTAGGTCACCGAGGTGGCGAACTCGCTGCCAGACGTATCGACCGGAATCAGATCGCGGTACTGCACCGACGGGTAGCGGGTGCGGTAGACGCCCGGTTCGATGATCGATGCCTGGGCGATGACGAAGCCGAGGGCGGCCTGCGCATCGAACAAGTGCATGGACTGTCCATTCATTGGTTTGGCTCCTTAGCCGAGACGGACGACGGCCAGCTGGCCGGCGGCGGTGGTGCTGGTGTCCCAGCGGGCGCCTGCGAAGGCGGTGTTGTCGGTGTCCACGTTGGTGAACGTGCCCGCCCCGGTGACAAAGACCGGATCGCCGGCCTTGACCGCAACCGCAGCGGTGACCCATACGTCACCGTTGGTGATGACGCGGGCCGAGGAGCGCTGCGCGAAGCTGTCCGGCACGCCATCGCTGCCAACCGCAGAGCGGTCCAGCAAGGTGATGCCGACGAGCTTCAGCGCGCCGGTTCCGGCTAGGACGATGCCCTTGTCGGCAGCACCCTGGGCGACTGCACGACCGAAGCCGATGCCCGGGGCCGCTTCCACGTCACGGGAGATGATGGTGGCCGGCAGCATGGTCGCCTGCGCACCGAGGGTGGCGGCAGGCTGGATGTCGGGGTAGTTGGTCTGCAGTGCCATGGCTTAGGCCTCCTTGTGGCCGGCGGTGCGGTAGTCCAGTCCGGCCACGGACGCGGCATAGCCGTTGTCCTGCACGTTCTGGCGGTGGATGGCGCGGTCACCGAGGGCGGTCACGACCGGGTCGCGCGGCTTGGCGCTGTCGGCCAGGATGTCGAAGCGTGCTTCGATGTAGGCATCCGGCTTGCCTGCAATGGCGGCATCGCCCAGCTTGGCGACCACGGCTGCCTTGCGGACTTCGGCGTCGGTCTTGCCGCTGTAGTCGGCGTCGTGGATGGCCTTGGCCTTGCCGATCAGGTCGCCGCGCTGCTGCACGCGCTGATCCAGCGCCGCGTCGCTCAGCACCTGGCCCTTCAAGCCGTCGATCTCGGCATCGCGCTTGGCGATCTCCGCATCCTTCACTGCGATGGCCGCCTGGTGGGTGTGGTCAGCGGACGCCTGTGCGGTCTGCGCGTCCTTCAGCTGCGCCTGCAGCTTGCCGATGGCCTGTGCGCCGGCGTCGTTAGTCACGACGGACAGCCCATCGACCAGGATGGTCTTGTCGCTCATGGTTGGTTCCTTCTGGTGGTGATGGGGGCCGGGATCCGGAGCACTAGGGGCGCCCCCGTCCCCGATGCGAAACTCGTGGCCCGCCCGGCCGAACCGGACCATGGCCAGATGGTTGTTGCGGATGTTTCGCTGGATGGCGTCGAACGGCTCGCCCTCAGGCGTCACCCCGGCAGTCCAGTCGATCTCGGACGAATAGCCCTGCGACAGCTCGCACTTGCCGGCCTCGTAGTCCGTGATCGCGTCCTGATCCATCAGCACCAGCGGCACGCGCACACGCTTCTGGTCGTGGACCACTTCGTCGCCGGTCTGGCCCACCGCGTACTTCTTCCAGTTCTGCGCGTTCACCTGCTCCGGCGGGTGATCGTTGGTCATCGGCCGGTGGGCGAAGCTGCGCAGGGTGGCGTCAGAGAACACCTCCTCCGGCGGCCGGTAGAGGCGCACGTTCAACAGATCGGGACGGCCCAGCTCTTCGCCGAGGTACGTCTGGATGCCCGTGCGTGCGACAAATGCGTCTGCCACCAAGTAGCCGTCCGCAGTGCGTCGGACACCCGACAGCGGGACGCGGTCAGTAAGAAACATGGTTCAGTCCTCGCGGAGCTCTTCGAAGATTTCCGGCCCGAGCACGATGCGGCCTCGGTACGGCTCGACCTTGGAGAGGTCCATGGGTGCCTTCGTCAGGCTGATGTGCGGCGTGTAGTCCTCGAAGTCGTGAGACCCACCCGCGCGGATGATGCTTTCGTGGCGCCAGACCAGCTGGGAGGAAGCGAACAGGATCACCGCCGACATGCCACCCAGCGGCTCGACTGCGCGCGGACCACCCTCGGGGATCACCAGCTCATCCCTGCCGTCCGAACCCCAATCATTGGCGTTGCCGGCCTTGATCCAGTCGAATGCCTGGCTGGAGTGGACGACAGTGACGTGCAGGTCGTCGCGCAGGTCTGTGATGCCCTGCTCCCTCGCCCAGGCCGCGATCTCGCTGACGTTCTGGACGTCGCGGCGGACGTATAGCGAGCGAGGCGCGGCATCAGTGACCGGCATCGCAGCGGCTCGCGCTTCGTCATCGTCCTGCTCTTCGTCACCATCCGGCCTGGACGCGGCATCTTCGAGCATCGCCGCCTCCAGTCCAGGCGCGACGCCAGCCTCCGTCAGCATATTCACTGCCGTAGCAACCATCGCAGGCTCAGGGATCAGCTTCGTTTCCGCGATGATCTTGATGCTCTCGGCGGTGGTCTTGCCAATGTCGGCCCGCTCCTTGTCGGTGGTCTGCCACAGGCTGCGCCAGTTGTAGAACACCTCTTCCGGGCGGGTTCCGAGCGCGGAGCGGATCAGGCACTCATCCAACACCTGCAGAGCCGGGCTCATCACCAGCTCCTGGCCTGAGCTGATCCGGTCGTAGTAATTGCGCAGGTCGCTCTCGCCGGTAGCATTGAGGCCGCCCGGCGACTGGCTCATCAAGCGGGTCATCGGAATGTCGGCTGCGCCGGACGCCATCTGCATGAAGGACATCAGCACGTCCGTCAGGCCGCCGAACTGGAGCTGCTTCTGCTCATACTCTTCTGCGGCATCCATGATCAGGGTGCCGTTGATGCCCTTGGCCATCATGGCCAGCTGCAGGCGCTGCAGCATCTGCTGCTCGAACTCCGGATCCGCAAGCTTCTCCATGAAGTCCGGGATCTTGATGACGTCGACCTTGGCCTCGAACACCATGGACGCGATGTTCGCGGTCGTGGCATCGGCATCCTTGAGGGCGCGGCTGATCGCCATCAGCACCGAATCTCCCCAGCCGTCACCCGTGTCCAGCTCGGGGTCGGGCTTGGGCGCACCGTGGAAGATCACCATGCGCGAGGGATGAATGCGAAGCTGCCCAGCGGTGCCGCTGCTCAGGCTGTAAAAGGCCGGGCGGCCGTAGCCGGGCGACTCGGGGTCGCGATCAAGCTCGCCGCCCTGCAGCACCCGCTTAGAGAGCACGTTGAGGTGGCGAATCCCGCCTTTCCCGATGGTCTCCGGGCGCAGGGGCTGCATCGGGTCGCTGTTGCCAGTCCCGATGTAAAGCGCAGCGCCGCCGGCGAGACGGGCGCGGATCATTGCCTCTAGGGTCTTCTGCTGCAGCCCGAGGCGCTTCTCCTCCGCCTCGATCGCGCTGATCTGCTTCTGGTCGGCGCTCCAACCCCGCCACTTCCGGCAGCTATCCATCGCCGGGATGTCGATCACCTTACGTGCCAGCCATGTGCCGCGGTACGCGTTCTGCGCATCCTGCTCGGAGAGCACTGGCAGGCCGTAGCCAGTGGCAGCCGCCTTGTCGCGCGGCGTGCCCAGGTTAGCGACCAGGTTGACCAGCCCGTCTTTGATTTGTGCGAGCTTGCCCATCAGAGCGCGTTCCCCAAGTTGTAGTTGCTACCGCCCATGGCGTTGAATGCGCGCGCGCATCCGTCCACCTGGTCGTCGTTGTTGCCGTTGGGGAACATGCGGAACTCGTCCAGCAGCTTCTCGTTCCACTCGGCGCGGAGCATGCGGACGTTCCCCACGTTGATCTGCGCTGCCAGCGGCGACGCGCGGGTCACCTTGTCGCCCGTCTCAGTGGTGAATTCGAAAGGCACGCCGGCCAGCTTCTTGCCCAGGTACGCGGCCTGCGCCTTTCCGGCCTGGCCCGGATCCTGAGGCAGCGACTGCTTGCATCGGTCGGCCTTCGCCGTGTTGACGACCAGTTTCTCCACCTCATCAGGGCCGCCACGCTCTCGGACGACGTTGACGATGTAGATCAAGCCATCGCGGTCGCGCGCCAGCTTCGCCCCTGCCGTCCAGTCGCCCGCGTCCTTGGTTGCCGCCAGATCCCACCCTCGCAGCATGCGCAGACCGGTAGGCAGCGCATCCACGATCTCGATCCTGCCGGCCTTGATGATTCCTCCGGCCAGTGGCGACGGCCGCTGCTGATACTGCCCAGCGAACACGTAGGGCATCGCTTCCTGCATGCGCAGGAGGTCTGCCACGTCGTGCTTCTCGGGCCAAAGCGCTTCACCCTCGGTAGAGAGGGCCTCGAAGCAGACGTGCTCCCAGACCTCGCCATTTCCGCCGGCGCATGCAGGCTCACCGGGCTTCCTGCCCAGCAGCCAGCCAGCGAGGTCGCCCTCGTGCAGCCGCTGCATGATGACGATGATCGGCGTGTCGGCGCTGTTCACGCGCGACTGCAAGGTGTTGTTGAACCAGTCGAGGACGCCACCACGAACCTTGTCGCTTCCCGCCTCATCCGGCTTATGCGGGTCATCGATGATGATGGCGCCACCGAAGCCGGGCCGGGCCTTGCCAGCACCAAAGCCCGTGACCGTGCCGCCGGCACCGGTGGCATACACCACCCCGCCCTTCGTCGTCCGCCAGTCGCCCTTGGCGCTGCTGTCCTTGCGCAGCTCCAGCTCGGGGAATATCTCTTGGTAGACCTCGTGCTGCACCAGCTCGCGGGCATTGGAGCTGTTGTTCAGCGCCAGGGGTGCGGCGTAGCTGATGTGGATGAACTCGGAGTCCGGCACCTTGCCCAGGCACCAGGACATCCAGTTCACGACCGCCAGCTCGGTCTTTGAATACCGCGGCGGCAGGTTGATCACCAGGCGCTTGCACTCCCCCCGATAGACCCGGTCCAACGCCGCGCACAGTGGCGCGTGATGCTTGGCCCGCATCCACTGGAAGCCCTTCTTCCGCAGGAACGTGTAGCGGCTGTAGAAGTAGAAGTCCTCCCGCGCCAGCTCGGCCGCAACCAGCTTTTGCTGAGCGGTCAGCTCGCCCACTTCACACCTCCTGCAAGAGCTTCTTCGCCTCCTCTCGGAACTGGCCGGGGGTCATGTCGGCGCTCTGGATCGGCCCGCCGTTCGGGCCGCTGTGTTCGACTTGCTGGCGGTTTGTGTACGCGCCGCCTGTCTCCTTGGCCGCCTGCTCGATGAGCTGGGCGGCCAATGCCATGTTCTTCATCCCTTCGGCCTTGTTGGCCATACGGTTCAACGCACGCAGCCGGACGGCTCGGTTGGCGATGGGAATGTCCGCCGTTTCGGCCTTGAAGCGCTCCCGGGTGGTGTTGAACAGCTCAACCCAGCGCTGCGCCAGCTTCCGCCCTGCGTGCTTTGTAGGGTCGTGCGATTCCACCGTCTGGCGGCTCACGGCCTGACCGAACTCAGTCTTGACCGCCTCCACCACCGTGCTGGGCGTGTCGAAGCACGCCAACTGCTGGACGATGAAGGTCTTCACCTGGGCGTCGAGCGCGGGCATCTCTATTCAACCTTGTCGTGCCAGGTCGTGCCTACGCCGCCCTCAGCAGGCAGGTGCCACACGACCGGGCGATGTCTAGTCTGTCTACTTCGGGCGGCCTCTGTGCTGCATCCACGAGCTTCTGGACCTGTTCCCCCGCCCCATACCTGCGAACCACCCCAATGAACTCTTCCACATCATGGGCTCGCATCGTCAGGGCGGCGGATCCATCCCTACGGAACTTCGGGGCGCCGTATTGATCGGCCTCTTGGGCCACGTGGTAGAGCTCGTGCTCAACCAGGGCGCAGAACTCCGTGTCGGTGCAGCTGGAGCAGTAATCGGCGGCCAGGGTGATCACCACCTCAGGCACGCGCCCGAACCAGTCCACCATCTGGCGTTCCATTCGGGCCTTCTGCCACCCACCCGCCCGGAAGGCCACTATCTCGGCCTGGCCGACAACGGTCCTGCCCTGCTTGGTGAAACAGGTGCCCGCCCAGAGGATGCCCACGTCTGCACCCTGTAGGTGCAGGTGATCGGGGTTGTGGAGGTTGCCGTCCTCGGACAGCACCTGCGCCTCGATCCACTGCCAGACGTCGGGAGCAGGCCGGAACCGCATCGCCATGTCTTCCAGGTCGATGTCGTGCAGGTCGGGTGGCGGGAACGGGCGGTCCATCGGCTAATATCCTTGTCACATCACATGGAGTGCCTAAATGGAATGGTCGCCTGCAGAGAAACAGCAAATCGTTTGGGATATCAGCGTCGGCAATAACGTGACCGCGAATGAGTTGGATTGGGCCGTCAATGAGGGCTACGTGGAGCGCGAGGCCGACGAGGTGCGCGTAACTGATAAGGGGTGGGCCTTCTACGGCCGCTCCTGACCCATCGCGCAGTCACGGCCCTTCAAGCACTCTCACTGCGGCCTGGCAGGCGAGGACGTGGACGTCGGCGTCCCGGCCGATTTGAACAATAGCTCCTGCGACCTCTGCTCGTAGTTGGGCGTGCGCATCACGTTCGACGGCGCCGGCGACGGCCTGGGACAGACGGCTGGTCTCACAGGTGGCGAGGTCGTCGCGCAGCTGGAGACTGCCATCACGCACACCAGCCACAACAGCAGCAGGGACGGCTTGGGCCGCTGCACGGTCTTCTTCATGCTTCGCTCCGATAGCGGCCATGGTGTCGGCCTGGCTATGCTCGATTGCCCGAGCTTCGTTCATTTGATCGACGACCGCCTCTGCGCCTTTCGCCCGCTGGTCAGATTCGGCCACGTTCGCGCGTTCGCCGCGCCAGGACCAGCCCGCCCAGAAGGACAAGGCTATCGCCACGGCGGCGAGCAGTGCATAGAGACGGATCATCAGGGCATCTCCGGCGGGATCACCGCGCCTACCTGGCGCATGGCCGACTCCAACGACATGACCCGTAGCCTTAGTCGGTGGGCCTCTTCTTGCGCAGTCATGCGCAATTTGATTTCCTCGGCCAGCTGCAGCGTGGTCGCCGCCTGGGACTCCTCCAGCGACTTCACGCGCTGTACCAGGCCGTTCAACAGGTCAACGTTGGCATCGGTCTCGGTACGTTCCTTGCGCCGGGAGAGCAGCGCCCCCCACGTTTCCCTTGCCACCCAGAACGCGGCGACACCGCCCGCCATCCACCATGGCACCGTTTCCTCGGTCATGACACGACCACGCCGCCGGCCTTCCGGTACGCGGCAAGCAGGTCATCGAGCTTGCGCTCATGTTGACCGTAGCCGGCGCCCGGGAGGCTGGCCCAGATGTTGCGGACGAAGCTGATCGCCTTGACCACCTGACCGGCCTTGATCAGCTCCAGTGCGCGCCGTTCCTTGATCTGCTGAATAGCGATCAGGTCCTGACTGAGGGGCGAGAAGTCTTTGAGCCCGAGAAGTCGGCGATATGCATCGAAGTAGCGCGACAGCAGCTGGTAGCGACCGGCGGCCGTCGACTTGATGCCTAGCCGGGGAAGCGAAACCAGCTCGCGCGGGTGGTCGGCATAGCCGGTGAACAGCATGCCTCCCACGATCACGTCATATCCGTGGTCCTTGGTGGGCTGTTTACCGTTGTCGGTGCCCTCGGACCAAGCGAGCATGTCCAGGAACGCCACGACGTTCACGCCGCCTGCTTGTTGGGGGGTGATCCTTGCCATGGTGCGTCCTAAGAGGTGTGCCCGCTCCGCTGCCGGCCTGGCTCGAGGGTTGATGCGATCTGGGAATTGGGCGTGAGATTTTGCGAGCGACTAATTTCACCCGCAGCTGATAGTCAGGTTGCACCCCTTGACGAGACACAACCATGAAAAATATAAGCAGAATGAAGATCACGGGAGTCGGAAGGATCGATCCTGCACCCGGTAATTGCTTCATCTTCGGTGTGGACACCGAAGATGATGGCTTCCTACGTGGCCCATTTAAGACTCTCCACGAGGCCGAAGTGGATCACGAAATATTCCGTGAGGCCGCAGCGGCGTACACAGCGGGCAAGATACGCCGCTAGTCTGTGACTTGTACCAAAAAGCCCCGCCTTCGGGCGAGGCTTTGGCCAAGTTTTTGGCCGGCGGCCAAGTCTCGCGATGTTGTGGATTCTGCCCGCCGATTCGTGGAGTCATCAACTCCACATTCTCGAGACCTATGCAGCGCGAGGCTCTTCACCCCAGTCCCGATTGCTTAATGCGCGGGAGAGGTGCTTTGCGGCACGCTCACTGGACTGGTGAAGCTCGCCCAGCAGCCATTCGAAGACGCCCTTCCATCTCTTCGGATAGTCCGAAGGGTCACAGCCCATCGCCAGCGCTCGGCGCCGGTCCGGCGTCGGCTCGATGCCGGTGCACCTGCAATCCTTGCAGCCCATGTCGTTGACGATACCGGCGCCGATGCACGTCGGGCAGCGGTTGCCGCTGGCCAGCTCCAGCACCACGGCGTCGACCATGCGGGAGAGGTGCTGATAGGTATTCTTCGGCCAGGCCTGCGCCCGAGCCAGCACCACGGCCGCCTCCCGATCCCGCAGGATTCGTCGCTGGGCGTCGGACATGCTGCGTCGGCTGAGGCTGACCATCTCCTTCGAGAAGCTCAGATCGTCCTCGGCCTCTGCCAGCGCCCGTGCGCGGCGGGTGAACTCCGGGCGCACGATTGCGAGCACGGCCTCGGCTAGCTTGCCGCGGTGCCGGATAGCCCCGTCTGGCAAATACACCGCCTCCATCACTTCCCGTCCGAGCCCGGCCGGCACCATACCCAGCGCGGCGGCGATATCGGATGTGGTCAGGCTGGGAGCGCCTCCACCCTGCCCTATGTCGAAGCGCACGGTCTGCGCGTTCAATCGGGCCAGCATCTCGCGGCGGTCAACCATGTGTGTTCTCTCCTGGGGTGGTGCTGGTGGTAGAAATGCCGCGCGCGTTCGCCAGTGCGGCGCGCCATCGGTAGGCGGTGGCTCTGTGCATCCCGAAGTCGTCCTGCAGCTCTTTGACGCTCGGCAGGCGACTCCGGTACTTGTCAGCGATCCGGCAGGCGACGACGAGGCTCACGATCGCCGTGCCGCGCGGGCCGCCCACTTGCTCGGTGTAGGGGTTGGCCGTCACAGGACGACCCTCTCGATCTCGATCACGCATCCAGGCGCGTCGAGGGCATCTGCACCCTCCCCCGGGTAACGCTTCGCGGCGCAGCATTCCACGACCCGGGCGTCGTCCCGCCAGATCCCGGCGTCGGTCAGCGCGTCCTCGGTCGATCGGACCAGCTTGGAGAGGTCCGGCAGCTTGCAGGGGAAGACCCTGCGCCGCTTCGGGGCGCTGAGCGGCTTGTGTAGGGTGAAAGTCATGCGGATCACGAGGGGTTCATCAAGCATCTGCAAGCCGAGCTGGGCCCGCAGTTGCTGGGCCGCCAGCTTCACGTCCTGCCGCCATGGCCGGACCCTCTTCGACGATTCAGCCAAGATCGCCCGGCCGCTCTTGGCCAGCCCCTTGAACGATTTGCTGCCCTGCGGCGCGGGCGAGCCATAGACCACGATCCGGATGATCATGCGGCCACCTGGATCACGCCCATCTGCCACAAGGCCAGCATGGTGCGCTCGTGCCCGCGCAGCCAGATCTCGGCCTTCTCCTCGCGGGTGAAGCGCCTTCCTTGGTCCAGCTCGCGATGGCAACTCCGGCAAGCGCTGGCCACGAAGCAGTCGTGCGCCTTGAGGCTGCCGCCCTTCCCGTGCCGGCTCTGGTTGCTGTGCGCGGGCTCGCCGAAGCCACCTTCACAACAGCCGTCGATCTGCAGGGTGCATGCGACTTGGTAGACGGCGTCCAACAGGGCGCGATCGCGGTAGTTACCGTGCATCAGTCCATACCTCCGCCTACAATCTCGCCACCAACCACAAGGGCTGTGACATGGCGGATTCGGTCAACTACTGCAGTTGGCTCATACCTTGGTGGTGTTTCAGCCAAGAAGTGTGGGCAGCATGGGCCCAAGCGATCCTTTCCGCTCTGGCGATCTGGTACTCGGGCAGACTCGCCTACCGGCAAAAGCAGATAGATAAGCGAGAGAAGATTGATACCTACGTCCAGTTGATCGGCATAGCGACGCACGAGGCCGCGCTGGCGACCCATTCGCTCGAGGCGCTCCGTCATAGAACTCAGCCCGCGCGCGATGGCTCCGGAGGCTTCGGCGAGCTGAAAGCCGATATCCAATCGATCTCCGTCAACGACCTCCCAGATCACCGTCTGATCCGCGTCCTGCGCGACGCAGCATGGGCGTGCGACAAGCTCTACAGCCACTACGAGGTTTACCTTGGAGCACCAGGCGTGCCGGACTTCGGCGATCGTATGGAGGCAAGCAGCGCGCAGGATCTGCTTGAACGCTGTTATGAGGACGCGGTTTCGCTGCGCGACGAGTACCTGACCATCCCAGAATCCGCCTGGCGTCGGTGTAGTCGCGCGGCGCGACGTCAGTGGCACAGACTTAAGCGGCTTCATAAGCGCGCATCTCCTCGTTGAAGTCCCGCGGGTTATGGCCCAACCCGAGCAGCACCGTATCCGACCAGCGCACCGGTCGCGCACGCATGCCCTGCTCTTCCGGGTGGTCGCCGATCTGCACCAGGACAGTGATGGCGTCGCAGGCCAGCGACTTCGTCAGCTTCAGGCTGGATCCGCCGAGCATGATGTGACCCGGGGCACCCTGCCCCCGGTCGATCGCCGGCATCAGGCGCCAGCCCAGCATCGTGCCGGCCACCATATGGCGCCAATCGTCCTTGGTCAGGCGCTGCCCGTGCCAGGACAGCCCGGCGGCCAAGTCGCCGCAGATGGCGTTGAGCATGCGCTGCTGCTTGGGGGTCATCATCCCCTCGCCGCGCTCCTGCCAATCGGAAGGCTTCAGCGAGGTCATGACGCGACCTCATCGGCGAAGCCCGCCCACCTAGCAGCGGTTTCAACCCCGGCCGTTCTCGGCGGTTGGGCAGGCTGCATCAGACGCTGATGTAGCATCGAATGGAACTCGGCAGCTCCAACCCTCACCTTTATGCGGGCCATCGCTGACAGCAGCATCTGCTGCTCGCCTTCATGGAACCGCTGCTCGAATGCCCATGGATTCACGCCTTGGCGCCAGCTTTTAGGCTCATGCCCCGAGGAAAGGTAGACACGCCTTCCCGATACCTCGAGCAGGCCCCATCGGTCAGGCATTTCCTCTGCACGCAAGAGACCCTTCGGCGCCATGAAGTACCGATAGAGCCCAAGGCCGCGCGCCGGCTCGGCGCGGAATGCCTTCTTCTTGTCTGCCAGGAAGTCCGAGCGGCTGACTTTGCACTCGACCAGCAGCGTCCTGCCGCAGTACCAGCCGATGGCATCCGGATTCTCACCGTTGCCAGTGGCGGCGCAAAGCTCCTCCAGCACCACCGAGCAACCGGCTGTGTTCCTAAGCCACCGCCCAGCGATCTTCACTAGGTCGGCGTGGGTCAGCGTGGTCATGCGGCAATACCCCTCTGAAATTCGTAATCCCGCTGGTCCCAGCCGGCCTCCCATTCCTTGCGCTGCAGCCGGCCGGGCTCACCCATCTCGAACAGCGGCACGGAGCTGCGCGGCTTGTGGGCCTCGCGCATGTAGCGTCCGGACTGACGCGCGCGGCGGAGCAGCTCCTTGTCGACCTCAGGCTGCACGGCGCACCTCCGGCGTCTCTTCGGCGGCAGTTGCCGGTTCGTCCGCCGCGATCGCCACGTTGAGCTCGCGCGCGATGTCGTCCATGTGCTTGGCGACCTGCTCGCGCGTGGCCGGCACGGGCTCGCGCACCTGGTGCTCGATCTCGGCCACCGGTGCCGCCGGCAGCTCACCGCCGCGCATCACGAATTCCTTCGCCCGGTTGTAGGCCGCCAGCAGCTGCTTGTCGGCCTTCTCGGCGCTCGCCAGCCGGTAGCGGTGGCCGTCCAGGTACTGCCACACCAGCCGGGTGAAGCCGTCCTGCTGGCCCGCATCGGCGCGCACGGCGTCGAACGGCGGGATGCCCAGGCACATCATGCGGAACTGCGGCAGCGTCGGCGGCCAGGGCTCTGCGGTCGCGATGCACGCTGCCAGCCCGTCAGCGAGCTGCCGACCCGACAACCCGGAAAGACCCTTCGACCACGTCGCCGCCGCCGCGCCCGCCGGATTCGCCGTGTAGGCGCTGGTCCACTTGTGCCCGTAGATCTGAGCCATGTGTTTCCACAGCTGATCCATGGCGTTCTGCGATTGCAGGCGCGGCGTCGATGACGTTTCCGCCCTGCTGTCGGGCGAGGATGAACTGCTCAACTTCGTCGGCAGGTGCGAGGCGACATGGTCCATGATGGGTTCCGGTGTTCTGCGGGGGTTGCTTGGGGCCTTCGGCATGGCGGGCCCGGGCGGTGGTGATCGCCCAGGCAAAGGGCTTCGCAACCGGTGGTGCGCGGCTCAGGCCCTCAGTGACGGTGTCGGCCAATGCCTGCGGGGTGACGCCTTCCCCCACAGCGGCCAGAAGGTCTGGGTGGCTCGGGTTGGTCGTGGGACATCCGGCCTGACGCATCAGCAGGCATGCACGCCCGGCCAACGTTGCGCCCTCAGAGATCTCTGGTGCTTGCTTAGATCTATCTGGAGTAGAGGTGGTGTCTGGTGATTGGTGAGCTTTCGATCCGGTTTCATTTACGGAACCCAGCGGAAACCCACTGGGTTCTTCGTGGGTTTCGTTCTGGTTCTTTTTTGGGGGTCTTCCCCCCTTCCTACCGTTTGCGCGCGCGGTGGCGATCCTGCCGCGAGCCTTCTCCAGCTCCTCTTCCACCCGGCCGTTAACCCAGAGGTTTCCCTCAAGGCGGAAGAACTCGGCCAGGACCACATCGACCGCAGCGCGCTCGTCAGCTGACCGGGCGCGCGCGATGCGATGCGCCTGATCCTCGGGGATCCCGCTTTCCGTGGCGTAGTAGCGATCGAGAAGCAGCGTGTAGACGCCGTGCTCCAGCAGGCTCAGGTGGCCCGTGTCCTTCGCGTAATCGCCCAGGTGGCGTTCGTAGTAATTCATGTCAGGCAGCCAGCGGCACCGTGTCTTCGTCGGCCGGCACCGGCAGCCACGTCTGGCAGCGCTTGCGGCTCATGCTGCAGATGCGCGGCGCTCCATGAACTACCAGCCCGTCCGATTCGAGCTCGGGCAGGCGGCGGGCCACCATGTGTCGGTCCAGGCCGGCGGAGAACGCCAGCTCGCGACTGGTGAGCCCGGGATGCTGGCGAACCGCTGTCGCAACCTGCGCCTGCTGTTGTGCCTGCGCACCCGAATCTACGAGATCGCGCGCAGCTTCATGGCTCGTGCCTGGATCGGTGTTACGTGCGGGAAGGTGGCTCACTGCTCATTCCTCCGTGCCCACGTCAGGTCGCTGTACTCGCGCACCGTCATGAGCTTGCTGGGTGATGGCGATCCCGGCCGTTCGATCTGGCCACCCTTGGCCAAGAATGCGTCCACGTCGCCGGCGAGGCGATCGCGCTGCGCCGACTTGGCGCGGATGTCGTTGTCGAACTGGTTCACAGCACGTCCTTCTGGCCCTTCGACTCACGAAGGCGCGTCATCAGGACGATCAGCGCTGACTGCACTGCGATCGCGGCGGTCTGCAGCTCGGAAAATTCGTTGTCGGTGATCAGGCCGTCCTGGAGGCACTTGTGCAGGATTTCCGCGAAGTGACCCTTGCTGGCTGAGGTCGCCAGGATCGTGCTCGTCAGGCAGCCGGCATCTGCTGGTGGCTCCAGGCGATGAAGTCCGTAGCCGTGCTCTGCGGCCAGAGCAACGAGCATGCGGCGGTCGCCCGTCAGGTCCATGATCTCGCTGGCTTCTTCCCAGCCGAGCTTGTGCGTGGTGTTGTTCGGGTTGATCTTGTTGCGGAGCACCGCCCCGGACATGGGCTTCTCTTCGCCCTTGTCGTTCACGGTGATCAGCCTGGTCGCCAGCGCCTCGGCGCCGCCCGGGTAGTCCTTCACGGTCTTGTGTGCTGCGTCAGTAATGTTCATGCGGCTGCTCTGTGAACGTGGTTAGGAGCGCTGTGGCGGCGCAACATCAGCGCCATGGACAACAACAACTCAGGGATGGCCGCCAGAAATGGCGTGGTGACGCTAGTGCGGATGTGCGGAAAGCCGTTCGTGCTTCGAAGGGTGGAAGGAAGACCGAAGGCTTTCCCGCTCACCCTCCCCGACCTTGGTCCGGTGCCAGAAGGCGGCGGGAAGGTAATCTGGATGTGGCGCTATGGATGAGCTCGAACAGAAGGCGTCCGTCTGCCGGTACGATTGGGGGGTGCTACCAACCCACCGATACCGGAGACGGACATGGATTTCGCTTCACTGGCCACTGCCGCCAGCTCTTTCGGCGCGACAATCAACATTGCGAAGGCTGCACTGGAAATCCGCGACTTCAATGCAACGGGAGCCGCAATTTCCGAGATGACTCAGAAATTGCTCGACCTCCAAAGCCAACTCCTCGCGGTCAATGCTTCCTTTTTCGAGCTCCAGCAGGAGCGTGTGGCCCTGGCTGAGAAGGTGCGAGTGCTCGAAGAACAGCGCTCGCAGCGCGAACGCTATTCGCTGTTCGAGATCGGGACCGGTGTATTCGTGTATCGCTTCAACGCTCCGCCAGAGGGATCCGGGGCCGGCACGCCAGGCCAACAAGAGCCCGCCCACTTTCTCTGCCAAGCCTGCTGGGACAGGGGGAGCAAGTCGGTCCTGCAAAACTGGACTAATGGAGGCTGGAAGTGTCTGCCCTGCAACATCAATCTGTGGGAGCGACGGGCCAAGCCGGTCCAGCGAACAACCCGTGGAATCTAGATCTGTCACCTTTTGGCGATCAGGCAGCACGGCCCACCTCCTGCCCGGCGTCGTTGGCGGCGGTCACCTCGTCTGCCGGCCAGATGTCCGGCCGCAGCTCGGTGAGGGACACTTCGCCACCGCTCTGGATGTGAAGCTGGCGAACCAACGCACCGTCGAAGCGCTGGCCCACGCTCAGGGCCTTGCGCAGGTAGCCAATGGAAGTACCGGCGCGACGGGCGTAGTCCGCCTGGTCTGCCGGGCTCAAGGTCGAGAGATAGCTGCGGAGAGTGTCCATGCATGAAGATTACCATTCGGTAATTTCAAGTCAACACCTTTTGGTCAATTACCGCAAGGTAAGTGACACTTCGCGTATGCCATCGACTGACGCCCCTATCGTTTCACTGCGCCGAGAGCGCCTTCGCGCGTGGATCCAAGAGAACCACGCCGGCACACAGGCGTCATTTGTCGCTGCAGTCGGGATCAATCAAGGAGAGCTTTCCGGACTTCTAAACGGTAAAAAGTCGTTCGGCGAGAAGAAGGCACGGTCTCTTGAGGCGGCCGCTCGCATGCCCGATGGCTACCTAGACGCCGCCGAGACTGCCACGGCAGCCTCCGTCGCACCCGTCTTAGAGGCTGAGACGAAGCCCGGTTACCTTCGGCTTCAGCTTTACGAGGGAGCGGCAGGTATGGGTGTTGGCGTGGTGAATCAGGACTTCCCTGAGGTCATGCAGGTGATGGAGGTGGCTGAGTGGGAAGTGCGAAGGAAGCTTGGCTTTTTGCCGCAGCCTGGACGTATCCAAATCATCACCGGCCGAGGCCCTTCGATGCGTCCGAAGATCGAAGATGGCGACATCGTGTGGATCGACACATCGGTGGATTACTTCGATGGTGACGACTACTACCTGATTAGCTACGACGGCGAGACCCAGATCAAGATGCTGCAGAAACGAGTCGACGGGCTGTATGTTGTGAGCGCGAATCCCGAATTCAAGGAATGGCGGTGCGATGTTGCTGATCTCGCAGTCAGGGGAAAAGCCTTGGTGCATGCCGGGTTCCGGCGGTTCTGACTAAAGGTGCTCACGTGAAAGGGACATTCGCGCTTACCACCTGCCTGGCGCTTTGCGCCTGCAGTGCTGCTGAACCCGGTCAATCACTGCCTCCTGCGAATGACGAAACGCCTAGCACCTTTCTTGGCCTAACACTTGGTTTGCCAGTAGCCATTCCTGACTGCTCTAGATACAGCGATGACGGTGACTACATGGTTGCAAGCTTCCAGGACGTTACCCCATGCCTAATGCGTGACCGCAGTCGCGTAGTTGCGGTAGATGGGGTTTCGGTCAAGCCTGATCCAAGCGCTCCGGTAGTCGCAGGAATGCTCTTCAGCTCAAGCCAGGTCCCTGAGGGCATGGCCACGTCTGCGAGAGTGACCTTTAGGGATGACTTGCTGTCTGAGGTGTCGCTCCCAGTTTCGGTCAACGCCACAAGCTCTGATTACCAAGCTATCAACAAGCTGCTTACGAAAAAGTACGGGGCGGCTATGCACAATGGTAGTTCGGACGGCCTCCTATGGCGGTTGAGCGACATGGTTGTTGTCAGTCTTCCGCCCCAGGCTGGCAGTCCGGGCCGTGTCATAGCAATGTCCAATGCCCAGCTTGACCGTTTCATGCAAGCGCAGCGAAGCCACAGCGCGACTTCATTCTGATCCAAGCACCGACGGCGACCCAACGCTGTCTCCCCTTTGCCAAAACGTTTTACCTTTTGGTATTGACATGTAATTACCGTCTGGTAATCTGACCCCGTCCCCGGCACTCCCGCTGGGCTACGGAGAGTCAGGATGCTTCGCACCGCACGCCCCCTCTGGTTCTGGATAGGCCTCGTCTACGCAATCTTCGTGTTCGCGGCGGCTTTCGGCCTGCGAGTAGCCAGCCATTACGTCGGCGGGGGCTGCTGAGCCATGGCCACCGACATGCATCCCGAGGCTGAGGTGCGGCGCTTGCGCCAGAACCTCACCACTCTGCAGGGCAACCTGCGCAACACCGGCCTCAACATGCCCGGTGCCGACACCGCCTACCGCGCGGCCATCTTTGTCGGCGCCGATGCCGAGCAGGCATGGGAAGCGGCCCGCCGCCACGAGCTGGTGATGCTGGGCTTTGCCGACGAGATCGAAGAGCCGAAGGGCCTCAGCTTCCCGTCTCCCCGCAACTCGATCGACCAACGCCGCGCAGCGCGCCAGCGGCAGATCGACAGCGTGCGCGCCCTGGTCAACCCCTTCTCGCTGACCGCGCCGGTCAGCCTGGAGCGTGCTGCATGAGCGCCCAAGTCCTCGCCTTCCCTGTCCAGACCAACAGCCAGAAATACCTGCTGGAGAGCGTGCGCGCGGTTGCCGCCCGCTCGGGTCTGGACGTCAACGAGACAGCCCGCGAGTTCGTCGCGGCCGGCTGCTCCAAGGAAGCCCAGAACCGCATCTGGGAGCGCGCGCGCCGCAAGCGCATGGCACTGATCTACGGAGGTGACGCATGAAGACGGATTTCAACCCGCGCTTGGAAGGCTTGAAGGATCTCGGGGTTTACCTCGGCTTGGCCCTCTGCTGCGCGGGGCTGGGTGCCATTGGCTGCCTCATTGCGCAGGACCTGGCGAGGGTGAGCATTCCATGAGCCGCCATCCGATTCGCCTGCTTGTGCCGGCCTTCATCTGCGCCGTGGTTTTCGGCTTCTGCGTCGCGCTCTTGGCCCGCGCCATCTACACCCACGCCGACAGCTTCGTCCTGGTGGGCGGTGTGGGCGCCCTCTTCTTCGGCTGCCGGACATTCACCGAGACCCGCCAGGTCTGGCGGCAATTCGTCGCCCAGCTCCAACAGCTCCGATCCATGCGCCGCGCAGCACCCCTGACCCGCATCAACCTGCCCAAGGAAGACATTCAATGAGCACCGCCATTTCCACCCAGCAGCCCACGATGAGCGGCGAAGTCCGGGCAAACGCCCTGATGCCGACCTCGATTCACGAGGCTATCCAGCTCTCCGAGATCATGGCCAAGGCCAACCTGGTGCCTGAGCACCTGAGGGGCAAATCGGGCGACTGCCTGCTGATTGTCATGCAGGCCCAGCGCTGGGGCATGGACGCGGTCAGCGTGGCTCAGTGCACTTCGGTCGTCCACGGCCGCCTCTGCTACGAGGGGAAGTTGGTCGCAGCTGCTCTCTACGCCATGGGCGCCGTCGAGGGCCGACTGGAATACGACATTCAGGGAAGCGGCCAAGCCGCGTCGATCATCGTGACTGGCACACCCCGCGGCGGCAGCGGTCCGCAGACCGTGCGGGGAACGGTCAAGGATTGGCGGACCTTCACCAAGAACAAGGACGGTAAGCAGGTCGAGAACGCCTGGGACAAGATCCCCGAAGACATGTTGGTCTACCGCGGCACTCGCCAATGGGCGCGCCGGTATGCGCCCGAGGCGCTGCTGGGCGTGTACACCCCCGACGAAGTGGAACCCGTGGCCGACGTCCGGGTGATCGCCACCGTGCAGCACGGCGACAGCACGCCAAGTGGATATCCCAGCGATCAGTTCGACAGGAACCTCCCCAGTTGGACGTCTGCCATCCAGGAGGGCAAGCGTACCGCTGACCAGATCATCGCCATGGTCGAAAGCAAGGGCGCGCTCACGGACGACCAGAAGAAGAAAATCCGCGCCGCTGAAACCGCTGCCGCTACCGAGGTGACCCAATGAGAATCGTAAACCTGATCCAGGGCACGCCGGAATGGCACGCCCACCGCGCAGATCACCTCAATGCCAGCGAGGCGCCCGTCATGCTGGGCGAGTTCCCGAACATCAGCCGCGCCGAGCTGCTGAAGGTCCGCGCCACCGGCGTCGCCCAGGAGATCAGCTGGTTCCTTCAACAGATCTTCGACAACGGCCACCAGTTCGAAGCGCTGGCCCGCCCGATGGCTGAGGAAATCGTCGGCGAAGACCTTTATCCCTGCGTAGGCGTGCAGGGCAAGCTGTCTGCCAGCTTCGACGGCCTTACCCTGCTCGAGGACACCGCGTTCGAACACAAGACGCTCAATGCCACCTTGCGTGCTTGCATGACGCCGGACTGCGCTGGCACCGACCTTCCGCTCTACCACCAGATCCAGATGGAGCAGCAGTGCATGGTCAGCCAGGCCCAGCGCGTGCTGTTCATGGCCTCCGAGTGGAAGCAGGACCCGCAGACAGAGGAATGGCAGCTCGTCGAAGAGCGGCACTGCTGGTATTACCCCAACTCCGAGCTGCGCGCCCGGATCGTTCCCGGCTGGGAGCAGTTCGAAGCCGACGTGTGCGCCTACCAGGTCGTGCCGGTCGCCGAGCCGGTGGTGGGCAAGGCTCCGGACCAGCTGCCGGCGCTGCGCATCGAGCTGCAAGGCATGGTCACCGCCAGCAACCTCGGTGATTTCCGTGCCCATGCCATGGCAGTGCTGGGCGGCATCAACCGCGACCTGCAGACCGACAGCGACTTCGCCGATGCCGAGCAGACAGTGAAGTGGGCGAAGGCCGTCGAGGAGAAGCTCGACGCTGCGAAGGCGCACGCTCTCAGCCAGACGGCAGACATCGACGCCATGTTCCGTACCGTGGACGACGTGAAGGCGGAGACCCGCCGCATTCGCTTGGAGCTGGAAAAGCTGGTGGGCAAGCGAAAGGACGAGCGTCGGATCGAGATTGTCCAAGCCGGGCGCAACAACGTGCAGGACCACTACGACCAGATCAACACCTCCATGGGCCAGCACGCGATCGTGTTCCCGGCTCAGGCTGTGACGGCAGAGCTGGGCGCCTCGATCAAGGGCAAGAAGTCGTTCAGCAGCATGGAAGACGCCGTCAGCACGACGGCAGCGAACATCAAGATCGCCGCGAGCCAGCTGGCAGAGCGGATCCGCGTGAACGTCGGGATTCTCAATGAGCACGCGCTGCACGCGACGCTCTTTGCTGATCGCGTGCAGCTGTGCGCCACGAAGGCACCGGACGACCTCCGCAATCTGGTCGCCGCGCGAATCGGTGCGCACCAGCAGGCCGAGCAGCAGCGGCTGGACGACGAACGCGCCCGGATCCGGAAGGAAGAAGAGGACCGCGCCGCAAGGCTGCAACAGGAAAAGGATGCCCAGGCCGCGCGAAATGAGACGGCAACAGCTGCTCCGGTCGTTACAGCGCCGGTCGCCGCACCGGCCAGCTCTCCGGCCGCGCCCGCGCCGCAGCAAACCCACGTCCGGGCTGTCGCTGCGCCGGAGCCGGCGGAAGATCGCGCGCCGTGGGCGCCGGAAGGCCAGCGGATCAAGCTCGGCGAGATCAACGCACTGATCGGCCCGCTGACCATCAGCGCCGAAGGCCTGCGCCAGCTCGGGTTTGAGCCGGTCAGCACCGAGCGCGGCGCGAAGCTCTACGCCGCCGACCAGGTGCCGGCCATGTGCGAGCAGATGATCCGCGTCCTGCGAGGCGCCGCCAACGGCCAGGGCTACCCGCTCGCCGCCTGACTCCCCGCCTATCCCCCGCCCCCTGTGGGCCGACAGGAACCCGCACCGGCCGGGCAAAGCCGGACCTCATTCAACCCTTCGGAGCTATTCATGGCGATGCGCATCGATATGCAGGACGTCGAGTCCTCCCAGATTCACAGCATCGGGCACGACCCGGCCACCAACACCCTGGCGGTCCGCTTCTACGGCGACAAGCGCGGGCCCGGCTCGCTCTACCACTACGCCAACTTCGACTCCGCCGACTTCGCCGCCTTCAAGGCCGCCGACTCAGTTGGCAGCTACTTCGGCAAGAACATCAAGGCGTGCCCGCAGAAGTATCCGTTCAAGGCAGTCGCCGAAACCACCTCCGCCGCCTGATCGGCCGCCAGCTCAAGGACCGCCCATGTTTTTCCGCAACCTGATCATGTTCCGCTTCCCGCCGGCCACCGACCTGGACGAGGTAGAGACCCTGCTTCCGCTGGTCCAGCTCAAGCCCGTCGGCCCGCTGGAGATGTGCTCGCGCGGCTTCATCTCACCCTTCGGCCGCGAGGAGGAGGAAGCACTGTCCCACCGCATCGGCGGCTGGTTGTGGCTGACCGTCGGCAGCGAGGACAGGATGCTGCCCGCCGCCGTAATCAACAACAAGCTGGCCGAGAAGATAGAGCACATCGAGGCGAGCGAAGCGCGAAAGCCGGGAAGCCGTGAGCGCAAGCGCATCAAAGACGACCTCCTGCACGAGCTCATGCCCCAGGCCTTTGTGAAGACCGGCCGAACCGATGTGTTCCTGGACAGCGAGCGCGGCGTCGCCTTCGTGGATACCAGCAGCCGCCGAACCGGCGAATACGTGATGTCGGATATCCGCGTACTGCTGGGCAGCTTCCCGGCCATGCCGCTGAACGCCGAAGTCGCTCCCCGATCGGTCCTGACCGGCTGGATTGCAGGTGAAGCGCTGCCGGCCGGCCTTAGCTTGGGCGAAGAGTGCGAGATGAAGGACCCTGCCGAGGGCGGCGCAGTGGTGAAGTGCCAGCACCAGGAATTGCGCTGCGATGAGATCGATCGCCACCTGGACGCAGGCAAGCAGGTCACCAAGATCGCCTTGGTGCTGCAGGACAACCTGTCCTTCCTCCTGTCCGATGACCTGACCGTGCGGAAGCTCAAGTTCCTAGATGGCGCAATGGATCAGCTGGATCACGCCGATGCCGATGGACGCCGCGCGGAACTGGACGCTCGCTTCGCACTGCAGAAGGGCGAGCTGGGACTCCTGTTCGATGCTCTGGCCGCTGCATTCCGTGTCAGCAAGGTGGAAGGCTGATCATGACAACCGACAGGCACACCTCGATCTTCCTGATAAGCGGCTCCGTCTCGCTCAGCCAGGAGCAACCTCATGCAGATGGGCGGGCAGGCTACGGACGTACTCGCCACCCATCTGCTCTGCGAGGGACTCTGCAGCGCTCAGCGTCGAATGAGGCGCGGAGGTTTCGATCGTCCGAAGATGGCTCCCATCTCTCGCAAAGATGTGAACGACACCTTGGAAATGCAT